AATTGCGAGTTGTGTTGGAAAAAGAGTACTCCTAACCTTATAGAGAATATCAGATACGGCACCCGCTTTATTGATTGGTTTAAGGAAATGGAAAGCACCTATCAGAGTACTATGTTTAGGGATCATAGGAGTATAGAAGACTTGGTAAGGTTAGCCCAAGAACCCATACAGCTATCCTTTCCATTTGAAATAGCTGATGGCTGTGTATGTAGTTTTTAATCTTAAAAACCTTTATAAAAATGAATAAAACAATCCAAGAACTCGTCCCACTTATCCAAGAGTGGGCAAAAGAAAGGGGAATATTTGACAAAAGCACCCCATTAGACCAACTCCTTAAGACACATGAGGAAGTAGGTGAACTCATCAAGGCGTGTCATAACTATGACAAGCCAGCTATCCAAGATGCGATAGGTGATACTATGATTTGCCTTATTAACTATTGCCACTTTATAGAATTGGATGTTATAAAGAAGATTAAGCAAGCGGTTGAACTATCCTTGCCAGAACTTGACATCATCTCACGCGTTATAGAAGTTTATAAATCCTTAGGTAGATTGATAAGTATTAATATGATGAATGGAGACAAAAAACTATCTGAACCAAGCGAAATTAGGGTATTTAGTATTGCATATAGTCTCCACGAGATTGCCCTATTAGAGAATACCACTCTTGAAGAGTGCCTTAACATTGCTTACAACGAGATAAAAAACAGAAAAGGCAAAATGATTAACGGTAAATTCGTGAAAGATGAAGAATAAAAAATACACCTTTTGCAAAATATTTGACCTTGAGGATAAGCAAATTCTTATTCGAAAAGATTATTGTGAGGAAGATCTTTACAAAATTAAAGTATCTACCTTTAATGGAGAGATATTAAGCTCTTTTTCCTTTGGTTATATAAAAGAGGAAGAAGCAGATGAATGTTTTGATTCAATGACAGTAGAAGAAATATTAAGATATTTAAAAAATATAGACACAAAAGAGACTAAAGATGAAAAATAACAACTACCCCAATTGGCTTGTCCCTTTGGATATAGCCATAAAATTGAAAGAGATAGGTTTTGATAAACCAAGTCCCTTTGTATTACAATATGGTGAGGTTCAGATTCTAACTTGTTATGATTTCTGGCATGCAGGAGTAATAGATATAGAAATAACCATAGATAAAGATTTAGAAAGAGTAAATAGTGATGAAACAACTGTAGTTCCTACTTGGGAACAAGTCTTTGAGTGGTTCAGAGAAAAAGGTTACCATGGCGTTATAGCCGCAAGAGGAGAAGATGGAGAGAACGAATATTCCTATTGCATTGACTACCTCAATGAGTTGAGTAGTGACTTTGAGCAGGACAGTCACCTCACCTATGAAGAAGCCCGTGAAGCACTTGTAAAAGCACTCATACAAACCTATAAAAACGAACAACTATGAATAAAAAACTCATCGTCCTATCAGGAAAGAAAAGAGTAGGCAAGGACACCGTGGCTAATCTATTCAATGACTACACTAAGCACAAATACGAACTAAGAGCCTTTGCCGAGCCAGTCAAAGAGATAGTATCCCAAGTAACAGGACAGACACCCTACATGTTAGACCTTTTCAAAGAAAGCCGATTAGTAGATGTTAATGGTATATCGAGCAACCTAACCATAAGGGAGCTGTACAGAAAGACAGCCGACTTTTACAAGGAACTACTTGGGGAGGATATATTCGCTAAACTAATGCTAAAGCGATTGGCATATGAGAATTACGAATTTCAAAGGGTGATTATTACTGACATGCGCTTCAAAGCGGAGTATGAACAAATGAAACTACTCGACCCTGTCTTTATCCGTGTGAAATGCAGAATGGGCAATATGGATACCCACCCCTCCGAAATAGACCTTGACGATGTGCCTGATAGTGATTTTCACTTTGTGATTGATAACACATGCACACGGACACAACTCAAGGAGCAGGTGCAAAAAATAGTCAAAAAGTTGAGAATATGAAAATATATCTATCAGGAAAAATCAGCGGGACAGACCTCTCTCATACTCGTAAGAGGTTCAGTGATGTAGCTGACAAGCTCCAAGCATTAGGATATGAGGTTGTCAATCCTCTTTGTAACGGACTATCTGAAACAAACCCATGGGAGGAGCATATAGCCAAAGACATCATCAATCTTATAGATTGTGAGGGGATATATATGCTACAAGGTTGGGAGGATAGCCAAGGGGCGAGAATTGAGCATGCTGTTGCCAAAGAAATAGGGCTAAAAGTGATGTATGAATAAATCATTAGCGACCAGCATATTCCTTGTAATTACCGGTCGCTAATCCTTAAATTAACAAAATGAAATATATTTATACCTACATTTGAAAGTATAAATGTAACTATAAATCGTGTGACAAATGTTACACACTTTCAATTTGTTACAAAAATATTTGCATGGATAATTCAAATATATTTTGTACCTTTGCACTTTAAAATAAATTAACTATTATATATTGTGTTTTAGATTATGAAGACTAATATAGTAATGAAGAGCGCCGACCGTAACTTGTTCGGCATAATTATCAAACAAAATACTAAAAACGGACAAAGCCTTTCTGTTACTGATTTAATAAAAGCATATGAAACAGCAAGGTTTCAGTATGGGTGGAGCGAGAAAAATATATCTATGATAATGAACTCTCAGGGTTTCATTGAAAGGGTGTATCATATTCTAAATGAGAGGGATATGATAAAAGTAAGTTTTCTTAGTTTTATGGAGTTTATTAAAAATGAAGGCTTTATAAAAGTGCTCAAAGGATTGGGTGTTTGGAAAACTACAGGGAGAGGAGAAAATAAAGCAACCTATGCAGACCCTTACATATGGGTACTATTGGCTATGGAGCTAAACCCTCTTATATATGCAAAAGTGGTAATGTGGCTTACTGACAGTCTTATTTTCAACCGAATATTAGCAGGAAGTGAGTTTATGCCTATGAACAGGGCAATCGCTTCTATTATCCCAAACCCTGAATATTCCCTTTATTGCCGAGAAATCAATAATAAAGTATTCGGGCGACACGAAAGAGGTATAAGAGATACAGCAACTGACAAGGAACTAAGGTTAATTTCCGATATTGAAAAGTTTATTATACAACTCATAGAACAAGGAATATTAACCAATGAACAACAACTTCTAAGAGTAATTACTAATTACAAAGCCGCCTAATGACAACAGATGTAATAACCCCTAAGATAAAGAACAAAAACAGCAGGCAGCTAACAAGGAGTTTCCGTATAATGAGAGCTTTTCTCCTTATTAAGTTTGCTCACTTATATAGTCAGCGATGCCTATATCAATCCTTGATGAAGTCAAAGAATGACTATCACACAGCCGAGAATATATCCAATATGATAAATGATATATTCGGAGGTCAAACCTCCCCTCAAGATTTTATATGTGATAAGAATGAGATAGCAGATAAGTGTATTAACCTCACTGAGGATATGAAATCATACGAAGGGGTACTAAAAACACTAAACATCGACCCACAAGATGTATATGCTTTTTGCGCTGATGTAGAATATAACAACTCAGTTCCATTATTCAGATGTTATGGACAACTTGTTATGTATGTAATAGAGGATATTGTGAATTATGACTTAGGTATGATAACCAAAGATGAAGCCTTAAAAAAAATACAACACCTTAAGGATTTTGAATTTGCTCCTAAAAACCTATCTGTGGTAACTCGTAAGATAGTGGTTCAAGTAGAATCCGCCTTTGGGTTTGTCTTTTTGAGAAGAATTGTAAGAAAATTCAAAAAAGAGTACAAGGGCAAAAAATTTAAAGTGACAATAAAAAGTAATGTACCCCTATGAAACACCAAGAAAGCACCCTACAAACCTCCTGTGTAAAATGGTTTAGGCTCCAGTATCCTAACCTCGTGATATACGCCGTCCCTAATGGTGGAAGTCGAAACGTACGAGAAGCGCAACGCCTCAAAGCTGAGGGAGTTCTTGCAGGAGTAGCTGACTTGGTAGTGCTACTTCCTCAGGGTAAGAGCCTTTATATCGAGATGAAAGTAAAAGGGAATAAACAAACCCTTAATCAAAAGGAATTCCAACAAAAAGCTGAAGTATTAGGACATAAATATTACGTATGCTATAGCTTTGAGGACTTTGAAAAAGTGGTAAAACAGGAACTAACCAGAAAAAATAACACTAATAATTAAAAAATAATAACTATGCTAAAAAAAATAAAAACAGCCATTGAAGATTGTTCTCTTGAACCATTGAATAGCAATACTGCTTATATGAAATTATTTTGCGGACTTGCTTACAAACATTCCTTTTCTACACAAAAGGAAATAGCTGATTTTTTAAATATATCCAATTCAAGTGTTGCATATTACCGCAAGGAACATAATAATATGCTAGTCATTACAGAATATCAACAACTCTGCCAAAAAGTAGAGAACAAAATATTATAGATTGTCCTCATTCTTATTTTTGATGTGTTATTTATTGGCACCACTCCTGATTTAGGGGTGGTGTTTTTTATGAAAATAAAAGCATTTACAAATCATCGTCTTCATTATCAAAATCAAATTCTAATTGACCATTTTCCCTATTAACCATTCTAACAAAATTACTTCTAAACTCTTTCCAGTTATTAGAAATATTCATAAGGGCAATTACTTTATATATCTGAGCTGTTAATGCAGGGTGCCCAATATCAGGAGTTAAACTTTGAAAGAAACGAGCTGTATAATTTCCCTCTATGCTTTTAGGTGTTTTATTTTTTAATTCTTCAAGTACTCCTTTAGGTAATTGTTTGTATATTAATTGATTTGTCCACTTCCCAATAACACCCGGTCTCTTCTGAATGCCTTTTACTGTATAATCCCACTTGTTCAACCTAAATATCTCATAATAAAACTTATCAGGAAACATCTTTTGCCACTTTAGAAGTTCCT